CCGCAGGCGTCGGCCTATCCGCACGTCTGGTTCCGCATCGCCTCAGACACGGAGGAACGCACGCTGGACGGCACCGGCGGGTTGCATGAAGCGGCGGCAGACCTGGAGTGCGTTGGCAGCAGCGAGTCGTCGGCCCAGAACGTGGCCGACGCCGTCAAGTCGCGGCTGGACGGATACAAAGGCAGCATGGGGAACATGACTTGCCAGGCTGCTTTTCTGCGTGACAAGGACGACGACTATATTCCCTATTCAAACCAAAGCGACGACGGCGCGCATGTGGTCGCCTTCACCCTGTCGCTGTGGTACACGACCTAGGAGAACGCGATGGCAAAGAGCGTAGGTTACGGCAGCGTGCTGATCGTGTGCAGCAGCAGCGACGGCACCACGGAAAACAATGTGGCGAATGTCCGCAACATCAGCGGACCAGGCGTCAGCGGGAACGACATCGACACCACGACGATGGACAGCTCCAGCAACTATCGCACGTTTGCGGCCGGCCTGCTGGACCCTGGTGAGGTGACGTTCTCGCTGGTGTACGATCCAACTGCGGCGTCCCATGCGCGGCTCGCTCGCTACATGGGGAAAAAGTATGCGGCGAACTGGAAGGTGGCGCTGGGTTCTTCCGGCGGCACGCTCACCACGTTCTCCGGCTACGTCAAAGGTATGAGCAGAGAGATTCCAATGGACGACGTGATCAGTTGCGACGTGACTGTAAAAGTGACCGGCAAGCCGGGCTATACCACATAGGAGTTAGTGATGGCTAAAACAGTAGGGTATCGCAGTATTCTGGCTGTGACCACCACGACCGGGCTGGCTGAAATCGGACAGATTCGTTCGATCAGCGGCCCGGGCGTGTCGGCCAATGACGTGGACACTACCACACTGGACAGCTCCAGCAACTATCGCACGTTTGTGTGCGGGCTGCTTGATCCTGGGGAGGTGACGTTTGGCACCGTGTACGACAGCACAAGTCTGATTCATTCCAGGCTGGCGTATTACATGGGGCAAAAAAGCGCCAAGACGTTTACGGTGTACCACGGCAGCAGCACCGGCGATACCGATGCATTTTCAGCCTATGTCAAAGGCATGAGCCGGGAGATTCCGCTAGACGATGTGATTTCGTGCGACTTCACGCTGAAGGTGAGCGGCAAGCCGGCGTACACGACATGAGCAATCCGGTCACTATTGTTGTTAGCGGCGAGAAAGAGCTGGCAAGGCGAATCCGCGCACTGCCAGACGATGTGCGAAATAAAGTTCTAAAACGCGCGGCCAGGGAGGCAATGAAGCCAGCTCTGGCTGTAGCTCGAAGGAACTCACCAAAGAAAACCGGGCTGCTTCGCAAGTCGTTAAAAAGCAAAGCCCAGAGAAACAAACTACGCGGGTGGGTTGGCCAAATCATCGAGACGCGAGAGGGGTGGTTCGGCGGCGAAACATTCTATGGGGCGTTTCAGGAGTTTGGCTGGCATGTCGGTAAACGCCGCAACTCACTACGGAGTCGCGGCGAGTGGGGCGGAATAGGTGGACCGCAAGACAATCGCAAGTTTGTCGAAGGCAAACACTTTGTCGAAAAAACATTTGACACAGAGAAAGAGGCGATTGCCAGCAGATTTATTGCTAGGTGCCGCTATTACTTAGCCAACGGTCTGCCGCAGGACAGACGCGGCGCACATTTGAGAAGCGGAGGCGGAACGAAATGAGCGTACTAACGAGGGATGCCATCCTGGCTGCCAAAGACTGGGACTATGACGAGTTCGATGTGCCCAAGTGGGGCGGGCGCATTCGCATCAAAGCATTGTCAGCCGGCGAGCGGTTGCGGCTGCTCCGCGAGGCAGATGGAGACGAACTGCACGGCGAGGCCGCCTTCAGGTTTTTTGCTACGATCATCGCATTGTCGGTGGTGGGAGACGACGGCCAGCGGCTGTTTGACGAAAAGGCGGACTGCGATCTGCTGCTCAACCGTGATTGGAATACTTTGCAGTTTGTGGCCGAGCGAATCATGCAATTCAACAGCATGGATGCTGGCAGCGCGCCGGAACTGGAAAAAAACTGAGAAACCAGCCGGAGCGGTTGTTTGCGTTCCGGCTGTGCCTGGCATTAGGAGTAAGCCATCCTGACACGCTGCTACGTGAGTTGACTGCCAAACAGCTGGCCGAGTGGATGGCGTTTTATGGCATTGATCCCTTTGGCGACCAACGGGCTGATTTAAGGATCGGCATCCTATGTGCCACGATGAACAATCGCTGGCGCGGGAAAAACGAGCAACCGGCTGAGCCAGTGAGTTTCATGCCGTTCGTGCGACAAACAGAGCAGAGCCCCGAAGAAATTCAACGCACCTTGCGGTCTATTTTAGGACAAGTGATGCCACATGGTTAAGATCGGCACAGTGGCGTTTGACTTGGTGGCCTACACGGGCAAACTGACGGCCCCGTTGAGCCGAGCCGAAAAAACAATTTCATCGTTCGTGTCGCGGGTCACGCAGGCCTACAGTACGGTGGCTGCATTTGCTGCTCCTGTCGTCGGCGTGATAGCCCTGCAGCGGGCGTTTGATCGCGTCAAGCAGTCGATGGAGGACGTGTCGGCTCTTTCCCATGAATCCCGCCGGCTGGGCATTCCGGCCGAGCAACTATCAGCCCTGCAGTACACGGCGAAAATGGCCGGCGTGGAAACGGAAAAGCTGACCGAAAGCCTCAAGTACATGATGCGGCAGGGGATCGACGTAAAAGTTATCGGCATGGCGGCCGACAAGTTGGATGCGATGGTTGATCCAGTGAAACGGATGCAACTGGCGTTAAAGCTCTTTGGCCGCGGCGGTGCGCAGATGATTGACGTACTGGAGGGTGGTTCGGCCACGCTGCTGGCTACCATGAAAGAAGCCCGCGACATCGGCTACACCCTGACTTCACAACAGGCATACGGCATCGAGCGTGCCGGCGATGCCTGGGATAGAGTCAAGCTGTTCAAAGAGGGTTTCTGGAGGCAGCTGTCAGCGTCAGCCTCGTTCTACCTGGAGCGACTTGCTACAAGCATTCTCAACTTGGCCAAGCGGTCTGGCGATCTGGGCATGGCCTTTGACAGAATGTTCGCCAAGATGGCCAGCGGGTGGGATGCATATCTTGACGTGGTAGACCGGCTGGTAACTAACCTGGAGTTGATGTGGCAGTTCACCAAGGCCACCGCCACGCTGGGTTTGAACAAACAGATTCTGAAAGACCTGGACGATGTCATCAAGAACATCGAGATCATCCGCGAGAATCCGCTGCGGGAACAACTGAAATATAGTCGGGAAAAAGCCCGCAAGCAGTGGGAGGCTGAACTGGACGCCATGTCCAAGCGGATTGGCGACGACAAAGACATGGCAAAAGTTGACAAGTTTAAGAACGCCCCACTGCTGAGGGGCAGCCAGGAGGCGTTCAAGGCCATTCAGGATGCGATGCGTGGCGACAAAGACAAGAAGATAGCCCTGGATGCACTGGAAGAGCTGAAAAAGATACGGCGGGGCGTGGACGAGCTGGGCAAGATGCGTGCCCCGGCGCTGATTCCTGCCGGATTGTGATCATAAGGGACAGGCTATGGCAGCAACGGTGCGAGGCGTGGCGGCCGATGGTAGAGAAGGCACGCTAGATAAATCGCTCCAGCACCAATATACGGTGCGGTATTATGTCACAACCGACGACGCTAACGATGGGCCGGCGACTATCAGCAGTGCTGTCGGCATTCCGCTGATAGGCGAACCATACCAACTGGGCAACGAACTGGACACCGCGGCGTTTGTCGTCGATAAGCGGGCCACGCAGCGAGAGTCTCCCTACGAATGGGAAGTGGAAGTCACCTACTCCACGCCAGCGGCTGGCGAAGTCAACCCAACTGAAACGGATGATCCGGCTGAACAGCCGCCTGAAATCTCGTTCGGATTTCAATCACGCACGGTTGTCGTGCCGGGTTACTATCAAGACCCGGAAGCACCCAGCCTGCAGCGGCGATGTCAGCTGGGTATCCTGGCCAGCAACGGCGTGCCTTTTGATCCGCAGCCAGAAATGGAATGGCACGACCCAGTTATTCGGGTTAAGAAAAACCTGCGGACGGTGAGCGCCATTGAGCTGATGGACATTGCGAACACCGTCAACTCCGTGGACTTTTACGGAGCCTATCCACGCACGTTCAAACTGTCGCCTCCGACCGCGGTGAGGCAGTACCACCCGACGTTCGGATTTTACTGGGAATGCCAGTTTGAGTTCATCTACCGCTGGGAAACGTGGGACTTGGAACTGTTGAACCGCGGGGAGTTCTGGCTGGACGAAAGCCCCGGGAAGAAGGCCCTGTTGCCATTTAAGGATGCGGAGGGGCATCCGTTTGTCGGCCTCCTGGACGAAGACGGCATGCCGATCAACAGCGGATTGGCGGATAAGACGAAGTGGGGGCGCTATTTTGACGGCGGCGACATGCCGACGTGGACGGTGTTGCGAATCTATCGGGAGATTGACTTCAACTCTTTGGGGATTCTGTAATGGCTGATGAGATCAAGATCAATAAGTCGATCACGTATCAGAACGGGCAGCTCAAGTACACCTATGCGCCAGGCACGATCAGCCAACCGCAGGCCACCCGTGGCTATCACGACCAGACGGTGTCTGTCACGTCGGCCGAAGCTGATTATGCGGTGACGGTGGCACAGCCTGGCGTCTGCTGTTTGCGGAACCTGGAGGCCACCACCACGGGCAAAACGGTGCTGTGGGGCACCACGGAGGGGCTGCTGTTCAGGCTGCCTCCGAAGCAAGACGCGCAGTTTCAACTGGCCACCAGCACGGGCGTAATCGCCATGAAGAACGAGGGAGCATTGGCCGGCACCGTGTATGTGCAGATGCTGATGTTTGAGAGATAGTCTCATGGCCAACGACCCAGTGTATGGACTGTCTGAGGACGACGTGCGTCTGTTGCGTGCGATGGCACGAGACTACCGTGCCGGATGGCTTGGCCGTCCGCTGGCCAAAGGCAGCAGATCGCCTGCACAACGCTCGTCGGTTATCTTTGGCGTGGCCGACAGCGGCATCGCTGGCACCACTGGCACGCTCACCGATCCGGGCAGCGGCACGCTGAGCATCCACAATTTCACCAGCACCGGCGGCACGACGGACAGCGGCCTCGACGAGACGGTGTACAACGTATCCACCGTGACTCGCACCACGGACGAGTTTACAGTCTGCGTGCGAGACTACGAGAGCGGGCGGTTTCTGGCCGTGGCCGGCAGTGGGGGAGGAGCTGGCTACAAAAAACTCTGCCGCTTCGTGCTCGATGCAGCACTGGGCACATCCGAAGCATCTGGCACCGGCAAGATCACGAACCAGTACGGCGACGGCACGGCTCACAGCACCACGGGCACGATCACTGTGGCCAACCTGGCCATCAGCAGCGGTTATCTGTTCGCTGGCACCAGCGGACACGCCGGACTGGCCTACCACACCAGCGCCACCAACTGGAAAATCCTACAGATGGAATGCTCAACATCATGATCTGGCTGACGTGGTATCTGGCATTCCTGTGCTTCCTGATGATGGCGTGGTATCCGTGCTGCTGCAAAAAAGGCGAGCTGGGTGACGACTGCCAATACTGCATCGACGGCGACACCTGCGAAACGGTGTCGATTGCCATCTCCGGGGCGGCCGACGCCGACTGCGACAACTGCGCCTCGATGGATGGCACGTATCTGGCGACACAATCTACGACCAACGCTTGCATCTGGGATTGGACCAGCACCGATCTGGGATGTTCAGATGCTGACCCTACAAGCTATTGGAACATGAGCCTGCGCGTGTTGCCGGCCACGGATTCTCACATCATTTACCGTCTGACGATCATCGCCGTGAATGCCCACGGCGGTCTGACATGGAACACGTCCACGAAATACATCTGGGACTCCGATGATACGGTTGACATCGACTGCCTGGCATCCCACTCGCTGACCTACGAGGCAAATAATCCTACCGGCCAGGGGGACGCCTGTAGCCTAACTGGTTTAACCGTCTCGATTAATCCGTCATGTTGACGCCCGACTATCTGGCCTGGAAATGCCCCGTGTGCCGCTTGCAGGCTCTCGTGCGAGCAGATCGCTTCCCGGTGCATTGTGCCTGCGGCCATGTTCAACTGCTACCCAACCCGGGCCTCGGCGACCATGTGGCGGCTGGGCTAGGGAAGCTTGGCATCACGAAGCAGCGGGTGAGCCGGCTGCTGGGCCGGCCGTGCAAGTGCCGGGAGCGGCAGAAGCGGCTCAACGAGCTGGGCCGCGTCGCGGGGATCGGGCGGGGGCAGGCAGCCACTGCTCAACCGCCAAGCTCAAACAAATCACTTTAGTCGCCTCCGTCTCTTTGGTAGCTTTGCGATATCATCAAACATTTGTGCAGCAATGTTTGACATGAGCGTGTCAGCGTCTTTATCGCTAAATTCAGAATCTTGAACATTCTTTATCCTGCGTACCAATTCGGCTTTGCTGGCC